ACACGCTGTAGCGACTATCAAACGAGAACAAGCAAAAAACGGCGAACTTGCTAGAAAAATTCGAAGTCAGAATAGTGTTTCTCGGAATACAGCAACTACCCATCGAGACCCACAAGCATCCTTGGAACCTGATATGGCTCCAGATCTAAAGGCCTCAATGACACGTGCTGGTTATACTTTCAACAGTACCCAAAAGAGGTACGAAAAGACCTTGCCTAATGGCAACATTCTTGTGAAAGAGAAGGACAAATCTCCATACATGGTAGAAGCTTAGGGATTACAGCGCATTAGCAACGAATACTCCTCCTTTGAGGTGTGGGTATTCATCGTAATTAAAATTAAATATGATTGCAGATTTAAGAGTAATTGGCCCAGCGGCATCTTTCGGACGATACTTAGCGGCAGGAGGTACAAAAGTAGAGGCAGGTGAACCTGTTCTTTCTCTCGCTGTACGTACATCAGGTGCGGCCAGTGTTAACGCTTACGTTCTAGCGGCGGCTGATCTTCCAATTGTTGGAACTCACCAGTTTGGTGGTGTTGCACAACGAGGTTCAGAAGTTATAGCGGCAGGAACTAACAAAGCACAGTTCCTCACTACAGCAAATCCAGTTGCCTCAGTAGGACGAATCCGAGGTAAAGCAGAAACTCTTGCAAATGTTGATACTATGACAGAACTTGTTGCTATCCTTAGTGACTCAGTTCTCATTGACTACGATTCAACAGGTGGAACAGATGGAGGTGAACTCTATACCATTCAAGATACTGCATCAGCAGACTCATCAGGTCTCGAAATTGTTGGCGGAAACGTAGCACTTGGAGAACTTGAAGTTACAGTTGACGCACGAGCATACCGAACAGATGTAGCGTAATACATTAGTTCTTTATTAAGAATTTAACTAATTAATCATTATGAATCCAACAGGTGGACATAATTATGGCCTCTCACCTGACGCATGTCAGACTGAAATCGATGCGGTAGCATGGGAGTCATATCAGCGTACTCAGCAACCTGGGTACCTGTCAGCACAAGACGGATGGTTCTTTAAGCAGTCATCAGATGATCTTCTCGCATACACATGGGATGAAGATTCAAACGTAGGCGGATTTGAAGAAACATCAGAAATGGAGACTCTTCAAGACTCAGATACTTTCATCGGAAATACAAAGACTAAGAAACAGCAAAAATGGACAAAGCAGATCCCTGTTTCTATGGAAGCATTTCGAGCAGATCTTCACGGTAAGCGAGCACGAATCGGTGGCCAAATGGGAGACCGAGCACGACTTACGCAAGATAAAGCGGCTATCCTAAATACATACGGAGACGCTTTTGCAGGCTCAGTAAACACAACTCCAGATGGAGAGGCGTGGGCTTCAAACTCTCACACTACCCTAAAGAACGTAACCGTTGACAACTTGGAAACAGGTTCACTTGACGCTGACAATCTTTGGACAGTAGTTCAGAGTCTTGCAAACCAGAAGGCACAAGATGGCGAGGCAGGTTCATACGTATTCGAGGGACTTCTCGTACCGTTCAACCTATACAAGACTGCAAAAGAAGTAATGCAATCTCAACTCGTACCGTTCTCAGGTGAAAACCAGATGAACTTCTTTGACACTGTATACGGAACAGTTCGTATTGCGGCTTCAATCTTCCTTGGTTCAACTTACAACACTGCTACAAATGCAGCGACAAGTTACCATGCTCTCTCAGGACAGCACATGAATAATCGAAAGACATTCATGGGACTAAACACTGACCTAATTCCTCCTACTAATACAGCAAATGACTCTTGGATTTACCGAGGTCGATTCATGGAGTCACACTTCATGGAAAGTTTCTGTGGGTATGTTGGTTCAAACGGTTCGGTCTAATTATTCACTAACCAATCAGATATATGTTTGACATGAAAACAATCTTGACATCTACTGTAGTTGCAGTAATTGTCGTGATGTTCATGGGACTGGTTGGTGGAGACCAACTGGGTTCAGGAACACGCTTCCCTAATGGTATTAGTGCAGACAGCACTTCACCATCAGCGGGAGAAGTTCGAGGTTCGTCAGCAACAACATATAATTCGTCAGCAACATCATCAGCATACGTTTACAGCGGAGGCTCTAGTGTTGGTGGACAAATTATCGTTGAAGACACAGACGGAGCGGGATGTTCGGCTATTGCGGCACTTAACGGTGCTGTGGTAATCAAGTCGATCACCTGTCCGTAACCTTGTCCTACTCAGCCTCTAATGGGGGGCTGGGATAGGACTGGGTACAATTACAAATTTAAACAATTAATATGACATCAGCACAAACATTAATCGGTGGAATAGTAGTAACAATTGCTATTTTAATTGGACTTATCTTTTCAGGTCTCGTTCAAACACCACCACAAGCACTCGGTGAATCATTTACTGGAACAATCAGTAGGATTGATTCAGCGACTACAACAACTGTTGGCCCAGATACAATTGTGACGATCTTCTCAAAAGGAACAGATTGTGATGCTCGTATGATTTCTACACAGGGAGTTGGTATTAAACTTGCCTTTGGTGAGGTGACAGGATTTGGTGGAGCACAACTTGAAGCAACAACAGGACACTATCAGGCACCATCAACAACAGTCATTTATGACAGTGGTTTAGTTGGATGTGGCTCAGTTAGTGCATTTGCATCGGCATCAACATCAATAATGGTCTCTGAGTTTTAATCACTAATATATAGTTTATGTTTACCATAGCCGAACTAGAAAACAATCTCATAGGGTTAGCCCACAGTGGTTCGCTCAATAAGGTACGTAACAAGTACCAGATGTATGAGCGTGCGGCAAACAACATGCTATCGAGGGTTAAACTTTTAGAGAGTATGCGAACTGCTCCTCTTACTGATGCTGTGCACGACAAACTCTATACATATCCAGTACCATCTGATTACAAAACTCTCATAGGTATCTATCCAACAGGGGTACGACAACTTGGAGATGATGTCTCACGTGTTTACGCAGAAGAGTTTGACCGAACAAAAGCAATAAATGATAAGCAAATCAGTATTGAGGGTTCTAATGGTGTAAAGGTATTCAAGATTAACTGGAAGAACAGTCCTCCAAAGACCATAAGCAATATGGATTCATTTGATGGGAATGGTGAATGGACAGCAGTTTCAGGAACAACAAATATTGAAACAGATACACAGTACAAATATTCAGGAGGTGGTTCGGTACGATTTGATATAGCCGCATCAGGAGATGGAATAGAAAACATTACTCTTTCACTAGTAGATCTGGAGGATGAGGATGAAATAGCGGATGTAATCATTCCTGTATATATAAAAGATGCTACGGAATTGGCAAAACTGACTTCAATTACCCCTATTTGGGGAACTGATTTGACTGCAAATTATTTCACTGGGGTTGCTCAGACAGCACAGTTTGATGGGACAGCATTCCAGATTGGTTGGAATATGATATTAGCACCGTGGTCTACAGCAGTTGAAACTGGAACTGTTGATGTGACAGTAATCGATTCATTTAAAATAACTCTTGATGTTACGGAGGCAATGACCGATATTCGAATCGACAATATAATGGTTTCTTTAGGGACTATCTTCAATGTAAAGTATTACTCAAAATACCTATTTCAGACAGCGGCAGGAGCATGGATGGCACAACAATCAACTGACACAGATGTTGTAATCTGTGACGCAGACTCATTTAACATTTTCTTATATGAGTGTCTTGATGAACTTGCTCATCAGGTAGAAGGAGAGGACAGTGCATTTGACTTGACGCAGGCATCAAAGAAACTCTGGGGAGACCCACGAGCACTTGACCCTGTGGGACGAGTTGGATTGTACGCACGATACAGAGCGGAACACCCTGGCCAGTCTAAGAAGGCTGTCACAGATTATGGAATGAGACCTAATTTTAGAAATAGTAAATAATGAGAGACTTCGAATTAACAGATGAGGTGATTGGGTACGTAACGGCAGAGAACCCAACTAACACAGACCCACGAAACCTTGTTGGTGGAACAAGGAATGTTCTGATTGATCAGCAAAGGTCAATTCGTACAAGGAACGGATACACTCGACTGGGTGCGGCAGACATAACGATTGCTCCGATTCGTGGTGGTGCGACATGGGGAACCTCAACTGGAACCGAAGTTATTATTCGAGCACACGCAGACGTACTGGAAACATACCTTGCTACTATTGAAGGAGTGGAAGTAAACGCATGGACTGAGATTACAGATAGTTTTGACACTGAGGCAATCCCACGATTTTCACCTTGGTATGATGATACAGAATCTCTTGATGAACTCATCTTTGTCTGGAACGATGCAAACGTATATGAATGGAGTGGGGCCGTAACCACAATCAAAGCAACTGCTACTGCTACTATTGAAAAGAACGGAACTGATACATGGGCACAGTCACGATTTTATACAGTGGCAAACAAGAAGGTGATGATAAACGGTACAGAATATACATATACTGGAGGTGAGGATACAACAACATTAACTGGAGTAACACCTGATCCAAGTAGTGAGGCGGCTGATTCTATTGCAATACAAAGTATTGTGACAAACACAGACAAGCCTGTTGCAGAAAGAAACAACAATACTATCTATACTTATGAAAACCAGATTTGCATAGGTAGTAATACTGATGAGCAAGTATACATTTCAAAGAATACAGACTATGTAAACTTCACCTATTCAACACCGCGAGTTCCTGGAGAGGGAGTGTTGCTAACGCTGGACGGTATCACTAACGGATTTGCCTCTCTAAACGATAAACTCATTGTTTTCTCTGGCTCTGAGAGTGTATTCCAAGGAACATACCAAGCACTGACTGTTGGAACCACGAAGACAGAGACAATGGAGATTAAGAAGTACGAGGTTGGAGTCAATCAATCAGCATTGAACCAAGAGGTGATTGTACCGATTGGTAACTCAGTTCTCTACGTTACACAGGAGCCAGCACTCAGAGAACTTCTCTCACTTGCTGAGGTTTCTGGTGGACGTGACCCTGTTACTCTTTCAAACCCAATCAAGCCTGACTTTGCCGCAGAAGACTGGACGAATGCGTGTGGTACGTGGCACAAGAATGCTTTTTATCTCACAGCACCAGATAGTGGACACCTTTACATTCTTGAATATAAAGAGGATGCAGATGGTCGAGTTAGACGATTCTGGCAACCTCCACAGACACTACCTGTACGATACCTCTTCTCATACAACGGAAAACTACACGGGCACTCAAATGCTGTACCAGAGACATACGAATTATTTGCAGAAGATACTTTCTCTGACATCAATAGTGCAGATGAGAAGATAGCGATTAATTGTGTTGCTAAATTTGCATATCGACCTTACGGGAAACGAGCAC